ACGTGAGGTAAACAAGTTTGTAATTGAGAATTTTCTAACAACACAATGGGCAAATCAGATCAATCTTTCGACCGCAATCAGCGGTGACAATATAACTTTTGCTGGTCACAATACTAGAGTAACCTTTGTTGGTCAGACTTTGGCATATCTTTCTGAAATGACCCAAGCAGATTACATACCGGGTTCGGAACTAACGGCAAACCCAATACCACACACGGTAGTGTGTCCGTCCGAATCGGGAATTGCTTTCTTGAATATCGTGAACAAAAAGTTGAAAGATTGAAATCTTTTTTGTATATTAACTTGTAATTGCAATTTACAAGAGTAAAACTATGACTATACTATTTATTATTTTGATTACCGCTGGATTTGTATTTTCCACGGTTATGTTGATCCGAGAACAAAAACTTAGACGACTCTTATTAGAAGAACGGGTTCGTCTCAAAAAGGAGAATAGTGATGGCAACGTTGGCAATGGTTGAAAGAGACTCAACGGGTGAGTTGAAAGTATTAGGAGCTGCAAGTAAATCAGATCTCTTAAATTATCATCCTCGTTGTGAATCTTGTGGTAAGAGTAAAGGTATTCACGGACACGAAGGTGACACGATGGTATTCTGTCAATGGGTTAACAGACCAGTTGAAAAGGACGGATATTGTTCTAATCATACCGAGTTATAATATGAAACTACTAACCAAAAATGTAAAGACAAAATTAACCTACCTATCAATTGTGATCGGTGGGATTTTGATTTTTGGAAGTGGAATTATTCTTGGAATGGCAATTCAGTGGGTAAATTATTGGTTTAGTTATTAAATATTTTCATATTTATTTGAAACATTTAACAGAGGAACCTAAAATGATACAACTGAAAAAAATACTAAATGAACTTGATGTAAGGCGTGGTCACTTCACAAAAGATTCTTCGATAAAACTAATTGAAGATTACCTGTATCAAGATGGTGTAATTCCTGGCACTGTTGCCGATAAAATTATGAAGGCGATTGAAAGATCGGAGGGTGATAATCCTTTATCAAAAGATTTACAATCACTTATTGCTTCAAAGGCTGGTATAAAAGTCTATGGCAGTGGACCCATATTCATCTTCAAGAAACCAACTCGTGAAGGTATCATATACAGTGGATTTGATTTCTCCCAACCCGCGAAAAAAGGATTGTTTTTCTTTGGTAGACTTTTCACTGTAAAGTTAAACACGAGACTAATGTACTCTCCAAAAAAACAACTGAACATTGATAACGCAGAAGAAATTCATTTGTCCCAAGTAAGTAAAGAATATCTCGGACAGGGATATGGTAAACTTCTTTATAATGCAGCTATGGTGTCCACTGATATTCTTTATAGTGATAGGGTTTTGTTTGAAGGTTCATTCAAAATGTGGATAAACCATATACGAAAAAATTCAAATTTCTTCGGTGTTGCTGGAGAAGGTGATGTAATTCTCCCAATATTCTCGGAAGATGGATTGGACAAAACGAAGTTGATGAAGTCAACTGATGGTGGTCTTGTTGCCATAATGAAGAAAGTTCCAACACAACTCATAAAACTTCAAGAGTTCTTGAATGGTATAGAACCATATAATCTTGTTGTGTTCCAAACAAAAGAAAAACTTGAAGTAGTGATAAAGAATATCGAATCAAGTGGTTCATTAGATGACCTTGCTAAAAAGTATTATTCACTATATGGTACATTGAAATCCGGAGCTGGATATATTATGGCGGGAAATGCAACAATCTTCGTAAAAGAATCAGGTGACGATTTAGAATATTTTATCCTATAATTTGGAAATGTCAGATCTTTTTCGTATATTTAAGAATCTTAAATCAATTTAATCAGGTAATCTTGTTATGTTACGTTTGTTGTGGGCAATAGTCTTTTCATCAATACTGGTGATGATTTCCCTCATGTCAGAAGGGTTGGGTGATATAGAAAGTCCTTTTCAAACATGGTTCTGTACATTCTTTCTACCCTTATGGTCAATCGGTACAATAGGTCTCTGGTATGATACAGGACGATTCATCCTATCAAAGACGTTTGATTTTGACTCAAATAAATCAGAAGTACCGACCACAAAAAGATCAGTCGTTTTTATTATCTGGATGTCAGTTGTATTTACTTACATCAGTTGGGTACATATTTCACTTTTCGCAGTACCGATGATAATTGTAATACCGATTTTAGGTTTCTTTCTAAAAGACTATCTGTTTATGGATTGGTCTGTTAAGCCAGAATTTACTTTTGAACATGGTGTAACCATTTCACTATGGGCTCTTTTTGGACACATAGTGTATTGGATATTAAACATCCTTTGGATAATTTCTCGTGTGTGGTTTCTAGAAAACTTTGACACGGGTACAATGTATTACATTCAATAAGAGAATTAGATGAAAAAGTTTTTGACATTGGTACTATTCGTACTATCTTCAGTCTTTATTTACGGAAAAGAATGGACTTTTGAATTGAGTCCTAAGCAAATTAGAATGTGTAGTTCTAACAAACTACAAAGACCATCTTACTTTATAGATTCATGTAAAACAAAGAATATGGTAAACCTTTCTTTCTTTACATCAAAGACATATATCGGCCCGTATAAAGATCGACGAGTTTCCTCATATGACTCACCAAAAAATTGGCCGTTCTTTGTAATCGAAAGAGGTGAAGCCCATATTTATGATGGAAAAAGTTGGGGACAAACATTCAATCTTAAAGTAATTGGTGTCACCACAGACTATATGGTATCTGGCTATCCTGTTCTTCTTCAAGATGGTAAGAAGACAAAAGTAAGAAAGTCATTCTTTTCAAGACGTAAGTGTCCGAGAACTGCAATCGGAATCCATCCAAATGGTTCGGTGTTTTTGTACGTTACAACTCGGGCAACAATACGTGACCTACAAGAATATTTTACATCCATTGGATGTACCGATGCCATAAACTTTGATGGTGGTTCATCTACATTCCTGTATCTCGAAGGTAAGAAAGTATATTCTTCCAATCAGGGCAGGTCTTATCCGAATGTCCTGTATTGGGAATAACAAATGGGGGAAATATACATGGTCATATACATGACTACAAATCTTATCAATGGAAAGAAATACGTTGGTAGAGATTCAAAAAACAATCCAAACTATATTGGCTCCGGACACGCTCTACTCAGGGCAATAAAGAAGTATGGAAAACAAAACTTCAAAAAAGAAATTCTTGAAGAATGCAAAACATTCGAAGAATTAGAAGAACGTGAAGTATATTGGTTAAATTACTACGATGCAGGGCGGAATGAAGATTTCTACAATATGCACAATCATAGTAGTGGTGGTTCATTAGGTGTAAACATATCTGAAGAAACTAAAAACAAACTACGACGTTTCAACTTAGGAAAACAGTTATCTCCAGAAACTCGCAAACGTATGAGTATTTCGAGAACTGGTAAGAAAAATCATTTCTTCGGAAAATCACACTCGGATGAATCTCGTAAAAAGATTAGAGAAGCAAGACGGAATCAGGTCATCACAATTTCAGAGGAAACCAAAAAGAAAATAAGTGATGCCCAAAAAGGAAAACCTAGAAAAAAACATACCGAAGAATCTAGAAGAAAAATAAGTGAATCAGTAAAACAATTTTTTGAATCACGAAGACAGAATGTTTCGTGATATTAGTTTCAATAACATTTTTGAGGAAAAGTTATGAGTAAAGAGTTATCATTTGGTGATGATGCTAGAAAAGCCATGGCAGAGGGTGTATATAAACTCACCAAGGCTGTTGCCGCTACATTAGGGCCTCGTGGACGAAATGTAGTGATTGAGAAGAAATTCGGCTCTCCTGTTATTACAAAGGACGGCGTTTCGGTAGCAAAGGAAATTGAACTTGAAGACCCGATTGAAAATCTCGGAGCTCAGATGGTTCGTGAAGTTGCATCGAAGACAAACGATATTGCCGGTGACGGTACAACAACAGCCACCGTACTTGCACAAGCAATCGTCCGTGAAGGTTTGAAGAACGTAACTGCCGGTGCAAATCCAATGGACTTGAAGAGAGGTATTGACCTCGGTGTTCAAGCAATCCAAGAAGGTCTTCGTCAGTTGAAGCGACCTATTAGTGGAAATAAGGAAATCGCACAAGTCGCTACTATCTCTGCTAACAATGATTCAACGATTGGTAATCTGATTGCCGATGCTGTTGCAAAGGTTGGTAAGGACGGTGTTGTTACTGTGGAAGAAGCAAAGGGAACTGAAACTTCCGTTGACGTTGTAGAAGGTATGCAGTTTGATCGTGGTTATCTTTCACCTTACTTCATTACCGACCAAGATTCATTGGAAGGTGTCCTTGAGAATGCAATGATTGTTCTCATCGAGAAGAAGGTATCTGCTGTGAAGGAACTCGTACCTGTTCTTGAAAAGGCGGCACAACAAGGTCGCTCAATCCTTATCGTTGCAGAAGACATCGAAGGTGAAGCACTTGCAACTCTCGTTGTGAATAAACTCCGTGGAACTATCAAGGTAGCCGCTGTGAAGGCTCCTGGATTTGGAGACCGTAGAAAGGATATTCTCGAAGACATTGCAATCCTTACGGGTGCAACCGTTATTTCTGAAGAACGTGGTCACAAGTTAGAAACAACAACAGTAGATCAACTTGGTCAGGCAAAGAAGGTAGTTGTTACAAAGGATGCAACAACAATCATTGAAGGTTCGGGTGAGTCTGATTCTATCAAGGCACGTATCGAACAAATCAAGGGACAAATCAAGAACACCACGTCCGACTATGACAAGGAGAAGCTGCAAGAACGTCTCGCTAAGTTATCAGGTGGTGTTGCTGTGGTAAAGATTGGTGCAGCTACCGAGCTCGAAATGAAGGAAAAGAAGGATCGTGTTGAAGACGCACTCCACGCAACACGTGCTGCTCTCGAAGAAGGTATCGTTCCTGGTGGTGGTGTTGCTTATATTCGTTCACAACATATGTTAGATGAACTTGAGGTTGCAAACGTAGACCAAAGAACAGGTGTCAACATTATTCGTAAAGCAATCGAAGAACCAATCCGCCACATTCTTTCTAATGCAGGTCTTGAAGCATCTGTTATTATCAACAAGATCAAGGAAGACAATGAAGGTAGTTGGGGATTCAATGCTTACACCGAGAAGTTTGAAGACCTTATCGAGTCTGGTGTAATTGACCCAACGAAGGTTTCTCGTGTTGCTCTTGAAAATGCAGCTTCAGTTGCATCACTTCTGATTACAACAGAAGCAACAATCGTCGAGAAGCCATCTGAAAATAACAATGACAATCAACAAATGCCACCTATGTTCTAATGGAGAAAGTTATGAATATCAAACCCCTACGTGACAAGGTAGTGGTAGAACCACGACCAGTCGAAGAAGTAAGTAAAGGTGGAATCATCATTCCTGACAGTGCAAAGGATGCTCCCGTTGAGGGAACAGTCGTTGCAGTTGGAAGTGGTATTCTGAATCGTGATGGTAACATCATCCCACTCGAAGTAAAAGTTGGAGACAAGATTCTTTACAAGAAGAATGGACAGACTACAACAGAAATCGAAGTTGATGGTGATAAGTTCCTTATCATGTCAGAGATAGACATTCTATCCGTTGTTGAATAAAGAAAGGGGAGGAAACTCCCCTTTTCTTTTTTGAGACATATTTATATGATATATCTTACCACGGAGATTTTTGATGATAAAGTTGATGGATCTTTTAAAAGAAGATGAAGCAGACGATAAGTTGAAGTCCCTTCTAAGGAAGGATTACAACACATTCGTAAAAGAACTAGGGGATAACATAAAAGACCCGAAGTTTATTTCTGCAATCCAAACTCTATCAGAAAAACTACCAATTCAGGCAAAACAAATTCAACCGGTTGTTAGTATGTTGAAACCGACTCAAAATGAAATTGTTCTTGATAAGTCTTTGAGTTATCCACTACAAGATCCGATGACTGTGAAGTCCTACTTGAGTGGTGGAGTTGTTGCTGTGGCTGGTAAATCTATCGTTACTGCGGGTGGTGGTAAGTTTGTTATAGACGGACACCATAGGTGGTCACAAGTTTACTGTATCAATCCTGATGCGAAAATAAAAGCACTTGACCTTCCAATTACAGATCCCATAAAGGCACTAAAGGCAACACAAATAGGGATTGCAGCACAAATCAAAAAGATTCCGAAGTCAACCGGTGGTGGTGTAAATCTGTTTACGATAAACGAAGTATCTTTGAAAAAATATGTAGTTGATACCATAACAGACCAAGTTGTTCAAGTCTTCAAACTCCTCGGTAAAGGTGATACACCAGATGCAATTGCAGATTACATTTGGGATAATGTTCAACTTTTGAAGAAAAATAGTAAACCGGTACAAGGTGCACCTAAAAGAGATCTCATGCCACAAACAGATGATGCTCCTAAATTTACAGACACAACTCCTCGTACCGATAAAATGCCAAAATGAAACAAGAAGTTTACATACCGACCAAATCCAAACAGGATGAAACTACAATAACGCCTTGGAATAGGTTTTACAAATCAATACTGATGAATAGATATGATAAGACTAAAAGACCTACTCGGTGAACAAGGCATACTTGAAAAACAAGGTGTATTGGAACGACGTAATTTAGAACCGATCGTTCGAGATACAATATCCTACTTGGCAAACAACGGTGGTAAAGTTCTTTTCCTTACTACATCAACTCGTTATCCATTCAATACGGGGTATAACAAAGGTGGTGTAGAGAATGAAATGCCAAAGTCAACTGAGTTAGCCCTTTACATAAAAGAGAATATACCGAACGAATCTGTTTGGATAGATGTTCCGACTCTAAAGATACTACCATGTGAAGGTAATGTATCACACAAGGACGGTAATCATTGTGGTGTTGAAGCTGCAACTCTAAAAGACAAGAGTAAAAACCCAACAGGTCATCACAGATGTTGGGCATCTATCAATGATAAATCAGATGAACTTTGGAAAATATCAAAGAAACTCTTTGAGTGTGACACGGTGATGTTCTTTTCTTCTATGCGTTGGGGTCAAACAAACTCTATTTATCAGAAGTTGATTGAACGATTGACTTGGATTCAAAACAGGCACGAAACATTACAAGACATAAACGTAATAGAAGGTAAGAAGGCAGGATTCATTACAATTGGACAAAACTATGGTGGTGCCCAAGTAACTTGGTTACAACACAAAGTTTTGGAATACTACGGATTTGAAACACCTGATAACTTGTTTTGGAATTGGCAATATACCGAAGATGAATCAGACGATACTGC